TTTGTGGCAGACAGCGATGACGAGGACAATGTGGAGGACAGCAAGAGTGAGCAAGACGAGGATCTGATCGCCGAGGCAATGTCAAATGCCAATGTGGTTGATAAGAAGAAGCCGGTTATTCTGCCCGACAGTGATGAGGAGAATGACTCCGAGATGGAGGAAGAAGAAGACGATACTCCTCCCCCTCCGCCTCCTCCTAAGAAAACGGTTAAGAAGGTACCTGCTAAAAAATAAAAAATAAAAATATAAAATTCAAAAATACTATCAAAAAATAATACAAAATTGGAGGATGTAAAATCTTCCAATTTTTCCCTTTAGCTTTTAGCTTTTAGCTTTTAGCTTTTAGCTTTTAGCTTTTATTCATCCTCATCTTCTTTCTCTTCTTTCTTTTCTTTTTTCTCATTTGCTTTGTCTTTCCTTACCAAGGATAAAACCGTCACAACAATGCTCAATACAACTACTAACAGATATAGAACGGTGCGTATCCAGCTCCATAGATTGCAGTTGCCTACAACGAGACAATTGATATCATAAGCAAAGAGTAGAGCAAGAGGAATACCAAGAAGTACCACGATAAGCAGAACTATACTACCCATCGTTCGGCCATACATGAAATATCCACCGATCACATCCAGGACAAGGAGTATCATTGCAAAAGCGAATACGAGTTTTGATTGAATTGTCTCAAACATTCTTAATCTATATGTATGATACAAAAAAATGAATGATACATAATGTATAAATAAATATATTATGAATAATAAGGAGAATAATAAATGGGATGTTGTCATTCATCCGGACATAAAAAAAATAAAATAAAGCCTAAACCTGAAAATGCGGATACATTTTCAGACGATATAAGTCATCATAGTATACACGGTCGATCTCCTATTGTTTCTTCTCGTCCTTATGAAGTTATTAGTCATGATATACTGGAAATATATCGACTAAGTAATAGAATATCATCTGGTAATACATTATCATCCAATTCTGTCAATAGCCATCACTATGTACATAGACCGAATTCTTATACAAAAAAGAGCGATAATATACATAAAGAACCCTCTCCTCCTCTGTATATAGCCCGAATTCTTATACAACAAAACAATAATGTGTAATTTTTATGCTTTTCTCGAAAGTAAAATATACATGACGGCTGCTACGGCGGCAGCATGAACAATCATTGCTTTTAGTCCTATTCCACATGGTTTTTCTACCATCTGTTGTACTTGATAGCCATTTGGATGTTGTACCATGGTTGGTACAATAGTTGATTTTCCAAAAAGAGGAACGGATGAAAAGATAGACCATACTTGATTTGATATTCTATAGGTGATAGGTAATGAAAATAGTAAGAATAATATTCCAGCAAGAACAGCATATCGTATCCTCATTCCTACCGTTCTTTCATATACAGTTTGAGGTGGCTTTGCAGGAGGTTGCTGTATTAAAGCTGGTGGCGTTTGTTGGGGCGGAACAGCGATCGTTCTACTATCCATAGGGAGATTTGGATTGTAATAAGTAGAAGCGCCTTGCAAAGACGTTGTATAGTTAGTATTAGTATTGGTATTATAATTATTCATTGTGTGTTATGTGTTATATTGTGTAGTTTATAAGTATATCCTAATTATTATAATTATTATATTATACGAGATGATTCATGATTCCTATTTATGGATTGCTCTTTTATTTACTGTAGTAAAAATAACATAAACAAAAGAAGATAGAATAGAGAAGAGAGAAGATGGACAAACACAAGAGTGTTCTTATTACAGGCGGTTGTGGTGCTATTGGTTCCGTTGTAATCAATTGGCTTAAAAAGAAATATCCCCAAACTATATTTTCAAATATAGATGCTCTTACCTATTGTGCGAATACAGAGTTTATTGAAAAACCTCATGAAAACTACCATTTCTATTATGGCAGCATCGTGGATGCCGATTTTATAAATTATGTCCTTCGCACAGAAAAGCCGACCCTTATCATCCATCTTGCTGCAGAAACGCATGTAGATAAGAGTTTCGGTAATTCACTGCGATTTACAGAAACCAATGTAATGGGAACACATACACTTCTTGAATGTGTTAAAAATTATGGAGGTGTAGAACTTTTTATGCATATGAGTACAGATGAAGTCTATGGTTCTGTATGCGATAGTGAGAAATGCAGCGAAAATGCCCTATTTTCTCCAAGCAATCCTTATTCCGCTTCAAAAGCAGCAGCAGAAATGATATGTCATGCCTATATAAAATCTTTTAATTTGCCTATCATTATCATGCGTTGCAATAATGCGATTAGTCCATATCAACACAATGAAAAGTTAATACCTAAATGTGTAGAAACGGTTTTAGCTTATATGGATTGTGAAAATGTAAGCATCCCAATTCATGGTCGCGGTGAAAGCAAACGGACTTTTATACATTCTGAGGATATTGCTAGAGCAATCAACATTATTGCGGATAAAGGAACGATTGGAAGCATCTACAATATTGGTACAGGAGAAGACATGGAGAGTTCGGTCATGGATATTGTTATAAAAATAATAAAAAAGATGATGGGTGAATCGTCGGATATTAGTAAGTATATTGAATATGTAGAAGACAGAGCTTTCCAAGATTATAGATATAGCATTGATTCTACGGAATTACGAAAACTCGGCTGGTGTGAAACAATCAGTTTAGATCAGGCAATTGATGATGTTATTTCATATAAAACAGAACATAAAGAACTTTATATAAAAAATTAAAAATTAAAAATTAAAAATAAAAACTTATTGTATTATTTTTTCTGGATTTTCTGGATTTTCTGCATTTTTGGTTTTTCTAATTTATTCGTGAATTTTTCGAAATAGCCTTTTGATCGCAGAATGGTATAGACAATGTATGTCATACATATGACAAGTATCAAAATAGATACGACATATATATTCATAATAGCAGCCATCTTAGAACTCTTACTTATATAATGAAAATAAATTAAACACTTGAATCATAAGTTATATCATATAGGAATCATGGAGCCAATTCATATTATTCAGCATCTTGACAATCAATACAGAGAGTTGCTATGTCAAAATCAAGAATTTCATAATAAATTACACAATCATCGGGTTGCTGTCATTGTGGAGCCAAGGAGACACCATATGCTAGCAAAAGTCATAAGAAACTTTATGTATCATCTTGGAGAAAATTGGAATCTACATATATTTACATCAATACCAAATGTTGAATGGATTAAAAAGCAATTAAAAGGGTCGTCCTATCGTATAACGCCAATAGATAAAGATAATTTAACAACAGCCGAATACAGCACCTTGCTCATGGATGTATCCTTTTGGGAAATGATACCTGAGGAAAATATTCTCATATTTCAAACAGATTGTATACTTTTTCGTCAGGGTATTGATACATGGATAGACGAAAAAGAATATAATTTTGATTATGTTGGAGCAAATTATTATAATACAGATCATATACTACCTGATATTGGTGGAGTACAAGGAGGACTTTCTCTACGAAAAAAATCAGCCATGATAGAATGTATAAAATGTGTTACGGTACCTGATGTAAACATTTACAGAGAACATTTGAAGCTTAAACCAATTGGCGATGTTGTCATGGCAGAAGATGTTTTCTTTACACATGCTTGTGCAATACTTAAAAAAAGAATTCCAACGATTGAAAAAAGACGGGAATTTTCAATTGAGGCAGATTATCATCCGGATACACTCGGGCACCATGGACTAAAATGTTCATATTTGACTGCGGAACAACAAAAGGAATTACTGACCAACGCGTAGATCTTGTAGCTTTGTTTTTGCTACGACAGCAACCTGGTCATTCACACCAAGAAATATTTCAATTTCATTTTTATCTTTATAGTATTCAATACCGCTGACAAATTCAACACCCCATTGTGCTACGATAAATGGAGATGATATAAATGTTGCCATTCCTCTCTCAATATCAAACTCCATCCAATAACTGATGTATGCCAATGAGATTTGTTTTTCACGCGCCCTACGAATATGCTCATGTACTACACAACCCCACAGGTTTCCATGTAAATGAATTGGACAGGTAGATCCTCGCATACTGTTCATTTCTAAACCGGCACATGGTGTTAGTTTTTTAAAGACAATTGGTTTATATGTATCCTTACCATTTTCATCTGTATCACAAACAATTTCATACAATGTAAGCATAAAAGTATCTATGACATATATTTTATCATTGTATATAAAAGGGCAGATATTTTTCATCGGCTTTGATCCAAAATCTAAAAACTGGACAAATTCAATTTCAGAAACAGTCGTATCAAAACGACCAATCATCATTTGGCTGTGCAACGATTCGGTAATATGGGTGGAAGTAGCAATAAACCATAAACGATCTTTGTAGTTAAAAATACGAGCATCTTCAATTCCCCTATAAAATCCAATAGTAGGCAACAGCATATGGTCTGGATTTTTAATACATTTCAATGTCCCATTATTTCTATTAAAAATAGACATATGATTCATTTCATAAAGATTGCCAACTTTTTCAATCGTTCTTATATAAATATATGGGTGAGCACTACTTGGATTAAAATAGGTATATTTGGGTATTTTTGGATCATCTCCCAAAAGTTTTGAAACCTCGCACGGCAGCGTTCTTATGCGTGGAAATGGCATATTTAATCTTTAATCTTTAATCTTTATTCTTTATTATCATGTTATCTTTATATTCAGTTTATTTTTGTTATATTTCTAAAGTAAATCAACGAGATTTGTTATATTTGGTATTACTGATAATTTCTCCATATCCAATATCGGCATATCTTGACTTAATAAGACAGGTCTCCATTTTTTCATATTTATACATGGACGTAAATTACACATAGTATCATCAATAAATATTATTTCAGAATTTTTTCCATGACGATAACTGATCAGTCGTTCAACTTCTTTATACAGCCCTGGTATTGGTTTTAACTGTTCATTTTCATTAAATAACGGATGTTCTGGTCCAAGAATATTATTTTTTTCAATTACCAAATTGGATGCATCAAGAATAGCGTTGCTCCAACAAATTGGGGCATTGCTAAATATATAGACTGGTATATCTTTCTTATAACAGTGGTCTAATATTTCCCGAACATTGTTGGTATATTCTATTACTTTTGGATCGTTTTTAAAGTACTTCATATAATTTAAAGTTATATCATCATAAATAGCATTATTAAACTCGGTCATATTTATATTTGTATTAAAAATATGATTGAGACCAATTATCGTATGACCGTAGGATGAATAAAGCATCGTATTTATATTATCTGCTTGATGATAATTAATATTCTTAATCATCGGTTTTAATTTTTTTTGAACAAAAGAAACCACGCGCATAGAGACAAATTTATACACATTCTGTTGGCGGAAAACAACTCCGTCCATATCAAGCAAAAGAATTTTAGGAACTATCATGGACATTATTATAATTTTGTAAGAAAGCTATTTAGCTATTTACCTATTTACTATTTACTTTTCATTTTTTTGTTTTATAAAGTCTTGTAAATATCCCACGCGGATGTATCAAGAACCTCATTTGTATTACGATCTGCTTCATAAAATTGCTCTATTGTACGAACATCACCATTGTCCGCGCGGCCGCGTTCTATTTTCCATTGATATTCTTCAAAAGATTTAGCATTATAATGGTGTATAACTGCTACATCTATAGGTCCATCTGGATTATATGGACCTTCTACCAGTTTTCCATTTGTATCGCGAGGAACACCACAACCATGTTTCATTTCATAACATTCGTGTATTCCCATGGTTTCAACAGATCCTAAATGAACAATGGTTTTAATGTGCCGATCAATATCTCGTGCTCGCAGCTGAAAGCGTTTTGTAACTGGTTCCGGTTCATATAAAATCTTTCCTGAGCTCCCAAACATATACCAGTTTAATGTAAGTGCTCCATCGCGACAATGATCTCCAAGCATAGCTATGACATTTGGATGCTTTTTAAGAACAATAAACTCATCCGCATCTATAAAAGAGCACCATGTATGAGCGGGGGCGAATGTTTTAAGAAAATGATTGTACGCCGTCAACTGCATTACGTATCCAGGTATATGAAGAACATGTAAAAATCCTGGATAACGGCTAGGCCAATCACGTAAATCAAAATTAGGGCTATTGTCGTAAAGATATATCTTGCTAAATCCAATATGTCGATGATAAGTAATCCACTCATTTAATACTTTGTCTTCATGAAGTACAATAGCACATATTACTGCTTCTCGGGATACAGATGCCATTCATATATTTCAAATTTACTACTTTCATTCTTTATAACTCTATGATTTATGTACATTTCAAATTATATTCTATTTTGAAATCTAAAAAATAAATTAATAAAATTAATAATTATTAATTTTGTTTCATTTCTTTGTTATTTTGTTATTTCGATGTTGTCATTGTTTATATCTTGTAAAATATTCGCACCTTTTACAAGTATAATAATAACGCGAATTGTGATATTCATTATCTCGTTCTTCAAGAAAATCGTGCCCATTTTTTCCACAGGCTTCTTGAAAGACGACCATTTTTTCATTATAACTTGTCTCCAGATGAGCGATTTCACGACGGAGCATCTGAAGACGCTGTCGCATTTGCTGAATTTCTTTTTCTTCCTTTTCCATCTTATTAGATATAACAATAACAAAAATAATTAGGATTCATTTTTTATAGTCATTCCTTACTTGTCAAATAGTTCAAGATCATTTACACTAGGATCAAATACAATAGCACCAGTACCAGAATAATAATGTTCTTTTCTTGATGACCATCGTGAGGATCTACATCTAAAACAATAAGAGGTGCTTTTATTAATTCTTCCATATATTCCATACAATTCTCGAGTTACAAATTTATATTGAAAGGAGGACCAAAATTGGCTTTTATTTTGTACAATCCGGGAATTTTATAGAATTCGATGATCCTGCGGGTATTTGTTCCATAAATGTTCTTATTGTGATCAACGATATCATAATTTTCATTCATGATAATGCATTTTCCGCCTCCTCCTCTTTGTGCATATTTGAAAAGGACATCTTCTAGTGTTTCAATATCGTTCTTTATGCTCTGGCGCTTATTGATATCATAATTGAGCATTGTTTTCATGTGTTCCTTTATAGGATCGCTGTACAACCATTCCCTTTTATAAAATCCCATGCTCATAGAATGGTTTCCATATAGCCTCAAGCATGTTGTTTCTTTGGCCAAATGTTCATTTGTTATATCTGTTGAATTTTTCCAAAACTCAGGGGCAACTAGGGATGTATCATGTAAATACACAACCCATTCCTTGATAAAAGATGGTTTTTCTTGGGTTAGCCACAATATTCCATTGTTGTCTATGTTGCAATAACGCCTAAAAATATACACAACCCCCTCTATAACCATCTCCTCGTCCTTATCACAATCTCCAACAACTACAAAAATGCTATCCTTTGGAACATTTGCCTTCTCTAGCGATTCCATAAGAGGCTGTACTGTTTTTTTGTAATAGTCCTTGCAACTATTGATCACAACAGAACACATTTCTATATAAACTATAATATTCTTTAAATCGTACCGTTTACTGTTTATTCGTATTTATTATTTCTTTTTAGGAGCAGGGGCAGCGGTAGCACGTCGTTTTATAGTAGGTGCGGATGCTACACCTCCATCATCTTGGTCATAATAATTATCCATATTTGTCTTGAATGATTCCCATTCTTTGCTAAATTCTTGCAGCTCTTCATTCCAAATGGAATAGACGGCTTTTGCTTTCAAGTCGCGGATTAGCATCTTGAGCTTTTCGGCTTCTTTTTCTAAAGCCAACTTCTTTTCATAGGTGAGCTGATTAATTGGCATACGAGTTAGATAATTGTAATCCGCTTCTTTTTGCTTTGTAGGGAGAGCGACGATAGAAGGACCAGCTTCTGCCTCTGCTACAGGAGCAGGTAGTTGTTCCTCACCGCTTTCTTCTGTATCGGACATCTTGGGATAACCCAGCTTTGTCAATTGTTCATCTACATCTTTTTGTTTCTGGTTCATTACATTGACCTTCTTGTCAATGATATCTTGGATAAACCGAACTTTGGCACCAACGATCTTAAAGTCGGCCTCCATCTTACGCAACTGGTATCGCTTACGCTCGTAATATTTCAATAGACGAACTTTTGCCCATTCTTGTACGATGTCTTGCGTGTCCTTGAACTTACGGATGGCGCCGTCCGCACCATACAGATGGATGTTGTTCATACCAAGATTCTTACTTGAAATCATTTTAAACTCGGTTTCAAAGATGGGTTCCAGTTTGGCGCGCACATTTGGATAAAGATACAGTATAAACTTCACCTTGTTTGGTGTGTAATGACTGCTAAAGTCTTTTAGATACACGGATCCATTTGTGATCATATTGATGAGCATTTCCTTGTAATCATCCGTCCATACGCAAATAGGTAATTCGTTAATCTCCACGGTTTGATCATCTATCCATTTCCATACACCTCGGCTTTGATAGGAATTGTCTTTGTAGTCTTGGACAATTCCCTTGAAACCGAGATACCAAGGGCGTATGGTTGGGAGCTTTGTCTTTGCTACAACCTGATAAGCAATAGCAAGTTGTTCTTGTGTATCAATCGTACCTACCTTAGCAGCGTTCGTTTCAAGAGCACTTATCAGCATCTGGCACATACGAGTAATATCGGTTGGATTGTAATTAGGAATATTTGTAGAGAACCCTGTACCAATACCAATTCCACCATTTACAAGGATCATAGGAATGATAGGAATATAGTACTCCGGCTCCACTGGAATACCGTCATCATCCATATATTGTAGCACTGTATTGTCCTCTTCACGATAAATGATACGAGCCAACGACGAGAGCAGTGTATGAATATACCTGGGAGACGCAGAATCCCCGCCGCCGACCAATCGGCTGCCAAATTGTCCATTTGGTTGAAGCAAATTGATATTGTTTGCTCCTACGAACTGTTGAGCCATTCCAATAATCGCCTGTTGAAGCGAAGCCTCACCGTGATGGTAGGCCGAAACCTCCGATACATATCCTGACAATTGAGCCACCCGGATCTCATTGGTGTATAGCTTACGCTTGAAACAACCAAACATAATCTTACGAGTGCTCTCCTTTAGCCCATCACATAGGTTAGGAATGGAACGCTCTAAATCGCGGTTGCTGAAATGAATGAGTTCTTTATTTACAAAGTCTTCATAGGGGATATTGCGATTGCTGTAGTCCAGAATATTTTGACGATTATAATTCATGAGCCATCCCTTACGATCGTCTGCTCGTTTTTTATTAAAAGCAAGATCTATGCTTTCATCGGAAACCTTGCCATTGTATTTATAGAAGACCTCGTGCATCTCTTTGAAATATTCCTTTGCCTCCGTATCCGTAGATGTACCGAGTCCCTTGTAGTACTTGAAACGCCAATTACGCATACCGTTTGGTTCGCGACTTTTCTTTTGCTTCCAATTTTCATAATCCGTAAGATTGTAGAAAGAGATCGCTTCCTTAGTAGATGTATTGAGTGCTTTTACAATGGGTGTAAGCATGGAAACAAGGAACCCATCCATCTTGTATAGAGACGGCCATAGAGACTGGAATACATTGAATAGAAGTCCCTTGATATGCGATCCATCCACATCTGAATCACATAGTGCCATAATCTTACCATAACGCAGGGAGGACATATCGCTATATACCTTGCCTTGCTCCAGACCCAAGATCTTCTTGAGATTTGTAATTTCCTCATTTGCTGTAATCTTGGCAATAGCAGCGTCTTTTACATTCAGGATTTTCCCCTTCAAAGGGAATACACCATAATAGTCGCGACCTACGACACTGAGTCCTGAAATGGCCATGGTCTTGGCCGAAAGTCCCTCGGTGAGAATGAGAGTACATTTGGCACTGTCCTTTGTACCCGCGCGATTGGCGTCATCCAGATTTGGGATGAGAACACGGCTTGTCTTCTTGCCATCTGTTTTCTTTAGTTGTTTGTTCTCATGAAACTCCGTCAGTGAGAGCGCCTTATCGCCGAGTCCCGTTTTATATAGTTTTTCATAGAATTTATCCGTAAGATCGCATTTGGAACCAAACTTGGACGCCTGTGTGGTAAGTGTCTCCTTTGTTTGACTATCAAAGCTGGGATTCACAATTAAAGCTTTCACGAATACCATAAGATTATCGCGAATATATTGAGGCTTGATGTCTTTTTTCTTTTTTAAGGTCACCATTTCGGATAGTTTTTTCGTAATCTGCCCTACGATTTGATCCACATGCTTACCTCCCCGGATCGTATTGATACCATTCACAAAGGAAACTTGATCAAACTGTCCATTTTCACTGTAAGTGGCTACCACTTCCCACCGACCATCTCCGCATGTCTCATAGACACGAGGATGGTCTTCTTTTGTACCGAGATATAGATCCGCATACTTTTCAAAGTCTTTGATCTCCAGCTTTTGATCATTGAAATAAACGCTTACCGCCGGATCGGTTGTAGCGCATACATCAAATGCCCTTCGGCGGAACAGGTCATAGGTGTCATTTGTAATACCTTTGAGTCCAAATCGCTCATAGTCGGGAAGAAAGCGGATTTTTGTATAAGGCGTCTTGGTACTCGCCTTTATCTTTGCCTTATCACGAGACTTCATGTTGTCATAGAATCTCTGTTGGTACATTTTGCTACGACGATGATCCACTGTTTCTATGATAAACTCTTTTGAAAAGATGTTGGTAAGCTTGGATCCATAACCATTACGGCCTCCCCACAGACGCTCTTCTTCTGCGTTGTAGTTGGTTGAAGTTAGCAACTCACCAAAGATAAGTTCCGGGATAAGAACATTGTAGGTAGGATGCATTTCCACATCAATACCATCTCCGTCGTTCATCACCTCAATATATCCGGTGGATTGGTCAATTGTGATACGGATTGTTTTTAAAGGTTTGATATCAGGACGTCCATTTTCCATCTCCGTCTTCAGTCTCATAGACTGATCAATGGCGTTGACAATGATCTCGTCATAGATCTTGTAAAGACCCTGAATATAGAGAAGTTCTCTTTTTTCCATTTTCTTTTTGGTATCACTGTAGACATAGGTTTCGATACTGGATGGCTCAATGGAACCGATATAGGTGTCAGGAAGACTATAGATATGGCTACGAAGCTCGTGTTTCTTATATTTTTCGTCAAGATCCTTGTCGACCTTCCCGGGTTGTTTAGCGGTCGCCATTTTCTATACTGTTAAAATGTTCTTTTTTTGTCTATTTATATTTATTATATCTGTTTTATCTGTTTTATAGTTGTAGTTGTGTAAGTTATATTGGTGTATTATCAGGAGGATCATTTTTTTAAATCAATCATACTATCATAACGGTGTTTGTATAAATACGTCTGCTTCGCTTGTTGAATATAAATAGGATGTCATTCGTTTATATTTCCATAGATGAGAGATATATTTATCAAAATTATGATCGTTGTGATTGCTTCCGTCGATCATTAATTTTTTGATAATCTTTCGCATGAGGAAGAACCTTTTATACCATGGAATATCATGATAAGTAATATTTACATGAAGTTCCCTATCAAAATGAAGCGTAGTATTCATAGGATGTTTCCAATTACAGTCGGTTGGTATAAATACGATGGGGTCATTCCCATATACAACTCTATAATTTTCCTTTACGATGTTCAAAAACCATTTAGCAAAAGATCTATTTCCCGGTTTTGGGCTTCCAAATGTATGACATTTTACATACATATTTGGGAAGATTCTGGCAAAAATAGCGGATGCTATCTGTGCCATGACGGCACTCGATGAATACCCAGATAAAACAAGCGTATAATTATCTTCTTTAAATTCTTCAAAATATAGAATGATATCCTTAATGACAGAAAGTAGTCTTCTATAAAAAAACCGATTTACACAAATATTATCAACTATATTATGTAAACTCATGTGTTTTTTAATTATTTTTGCCTCTACATTTTTATCTATACGAAAAGTCATATAAATTGTCTTTTCTCTGTACCATAATTGAATAGATATAGGTATATCTAAATGGTCTCCGGTTGTTTGAAAAGATACAGGTAAAGATACACCACGAAGCTCTTGTATATAGGCTTCATCTATAGACGGAAGTATTTCTTCTTGTAATTGAGGATTATTTGCCATCATCCATAGGTCGTATATATCCGTACAATTTCCATGAATAAGCTTACATCGTATGGCGGATCTCCATAATTCTTCATAGGGTATGGTTGTATTATATGCTGAATTTATATCTTTTATATTATTCGGGTTATTCGCGTCGCGTGCATCAGGTGTATCGTTTATATTTGTTATAATAAGAGATAAAGGTTTTTTAACACGTTTCTTTTTATATGGAAATATACAAGGTATATATTTTGATAATATCGTGTATACCATATCGTTACAAAACGAATGGAATAGTTTTTACCGTAATAAGTGATTTAGGCTATATAGAGCGGGAAATTGATCATTGTATAAAAATAAATAGAGTGTCCTGAATTTTCTAAATTAGATTTATTGGAAAACAGAGTGTTTTCGCATGGACATAATGTTCTCCAGACGCTTTATCGTAAGAGGTTCAATTGCCCGAATATTTTTCAAAAGACACCCGAGATGAGAGCGAACAATATCTAATATACCTTTCATGGCGCCTTTCCCGATGGTAAGATCATGAAATCGTAATACTTTATGTATGAACGAACGCATATCTATATCTACACAGGATACGGCAATTTCATCAAGTTCAAACCCTTCCACGATGGGCATCGGCATATTGTCCAGATCCCGTTGCTTTAATCCTTTTTTATTCATACCGCCTGTAATTTTTTTTATAGCGTGATCACCTACACATTGTTTGGCAATGTATGCTTGCGCAGATATTAAATGTTTTGGTTGAATCTTTTTCTGGTCTTGTATGATCGCTACGAGAGCGACCAGTGATACAATATTGAATATAAGAGCATCTATATGTTTTGCCAATCGTACTATTAATTCATCGGGATTCGTAGTATCCGATATAGAAATTTCGTTTTTTGATAGGAAATCTTTTGCTAATGGAATAACGTCTATCTCCATCTCTCTATCATTTTATAGATAAATAAAATATGACAAAATGTTTGCATAATAAAATATCATAAGAAAACAGAGATCATGAATACCACACAAAATTTTGCAAGTGTGTTTCCTGAAAAACAAATGTATCCAACGAATATCGCAAATGGTCGCATTGATTTGATGACACCCGTGAAACAGCCGGGATGGGCACAACAAGAACAACAACAAGGGGCAAATAGTTCATTTAATCGCGAGGCTCTCTATGGAAGAATACAAAGAACACCGGCGAGTGATATGTTCTTTTCGTCGCAGAATATTGATATCCTACAAGATGCTATTCGGTACAAGGTACACAAAGATGCAGACATCGTCGTTGGGAGACAAAGTGATCAAGAACTTAAAATTATTATGACCTCTATGTTCTTCCGTTATTCTCGTCATGTAGCAAATGATATTGTTGGACAAGTTCGTGAAATCAATGGACATGTGATCAAATACGCCGTAAAGGAGGTTATTACAAATCTCAAACAATATATGGCATATCGTCGTGATGCAAGTACGATGCCACTTCCTCTTGACAACCCGCAACTTATGGGAACAAAAGGAACAAAAACGCTTGAGATCAAGACATTCTTCTCATAAAGATTATTTAACTATCTCTATAGATTTTCTATAGATATTACAGATATAGAACGAACGGGATATGGCAACCACTCAGGAGAAAGCAAGTATGTTAAAACGAAATCTATTCAAAGGAACGATCGCTGTATCGGTATTGTATGCCACCATAGCCTTGTTGCTACTGTCTGTCATTTATTTCACGGAATCGGGCAAACAAATGGCGGAAGGCTCTAAATTCCCATTTATCATTAGTTTCACGATTGGTATGTTGGTCATTATCGCCTTTCTTATTTATAATATAGTAACTTTCAAAACGAAAACCATAGAAAGAGATACATATGACGATACGCTATGTCCCGATTATTGGACATTACAAAAAACTCCGGATACAGCGTTAAACAGTTTTACATCTCCAGAACAAAAAGTGGGGAAAGATCTACAATGCGTATCAAGTGGTAAATCAACAAATATAGGTCCTAAGGTATTGTCTAAAAATACGACAAATGCCGATGAAAAACTATTAGTAAAAAATGCATCTGTTTTATATGGCACAGATAGTGTTGTATATACAGCCGGTACGAATTCTCATGTGAAAGATGATACACAGGTAAAGATTGATTGTTCTAAACTTTATCCTAAATCAATGTCATCCTTGGATATAAGCGAACATCCAGAAGAACAGAATGCTTTGCGATGCGCATATACGAATCAGTGTCAATTGACATGGTCATCTATATGCCCTGCCAGTTTGTAATTGTATTGTATTTATAATTTATTTTTGACTTAATTATGATATATTCTTAGACCATAATTAGTGAATTAGTGTATTCTACTCGTGCAAGACAAAAATTGAAATCCATTTAAATGTTCAATTGCTATGTATTTTATTGTAACATAAATTTAAATCAAAACTATAAGTCATACCCTTGAAAGATGCGTGTTGTTAAGCGTAATGGAGATAAAGAGCCTGTATCCTTTGATAAAGTTTTGCGACGTATTCAGTCTATATGTCCGGATCTTCCGGGGGTAGATGCACACAACATCGCTCAAAAAGTTTGCAGCCGTATTTTTGATGGAGTTAAAACCACCGATCTGGATGAATTGGCTGCTCAGATGTGCAGTACGCTGATTACGGAGCATCCAGATTACGGAGTACTCGGTGCTCGTATTATTATCAGCAATCATCATAAGAATACATCGCCTTCCTTCAGTGAGACAATCACTGCTTTATGGAATGCTACCGATACACATGGAAAGCAGAATGCTTTGATCTCCGAAGAACTTTACAAGTTTGTAATTGCAAATAAAGAAAAACTAAACAATGTGATTGATTACCAGCGTGATTATTTGTTTGATTACTTTGGTTTTAAAACGCTGGAACGCTCGTATCTGCTCAAGGCATCCGGTCGTATCGTAGAACGCCCACAGCATATGTGGATGAGAGTATCCTTGGGAATCCACGGAGATGATCTAAAAGCGGCACTGGAAACATATGACCTGATGAGCAAGAAGATGTTTACGCATGCTACACCTACGCTGTTCAATGCCGGAACACCTCGGGCTCAACTTGCGTCATGCTATTTAATTTCTATGGATGACTCTATCACAGGTATTTACAAGACGCTTGGCGACTGTGCTCAGATTTCCAAGTATGCCGGGGGGATCGGTATGCATATCCATACGGTGCGATCGCGTAATAGTCATATTCGTGGCACAAATGGATCTTCTACGGGAATTATTCCTATGTTGAGGGTGTATAATGCTACGGCAAGATATGTAAATCAAGGAGGCAAGCGTAACGGCAGTATCGCTGTATATCTTGAGCCTTGGCATGCGGATATTGAAAGCTTTATTGAGATACGCAAGAATCACGGCAATGAAGAAGAGCGCTGCCGTGATCTCTTCACGGCGATGTGGATTCCGGACTTGTTCATGAAACGAGTTCAACAGGATGGCGATTGGACGCTCATGTGTCCGGACGAATGCCCCGGTCTAAGCGATGTATATGGAGAAGAGTTTGAAAAGCTCTATGAAAAGTATGAAGCCGAAGGAAAATACAGAAAAAAGATGAAAGCACAACAGATTTGGCTTGCTATTCTCAAATCGCAGATTGAGACAGGAACACCCTATCTGCTGTATAAAGATGCTGTAAATAAGAAAACAAATCAAAAGCATTCTGGTGTGGTTAAGTCCTCAAATTTATGTACCGAAATAACAGAAATTAGCAATTCAAAAGAGACAGCGGTTTGTAATCTTGCCAGTATTGTTCTGGTGTCCTATGTGAAAAAAGACGCAGACGGAAAGCCTTACTTTGACTTTGAAATGCTTCACAGTGTATCCAGAGTGATTACCAAGAATCTAAACAAGGTGATTGATCGTACATTCTACCCGATCCCTGAAACGGATTACAGCAACCGGCGACACCGTCCCATTGGTATTGGCGTTCAGGGTCTCGCAGACACATTCGCACTGATGAGGATCTCGTTTGATAGTCCGGAGGCAGCACAGCTAAATCGTGAAATCTTTGAGACCATCTATCACGGAGCAGTTACGGCATCTGTGAAAGTATCCCGCGAACGCGAGGAACTGTTGATAGAGCTGGAGAATCCTGAACTCAGCGCCAAGCGTAAGACTGCCATTCGTAAGAAACTTCACCTTACGGAAGCCGAGAAAAAACTGGAACGATGGAGAGGTTCGTATGAGACATTCGTCGGGAGCCCAGCATCCTTTGGTAAGCTCCAGTTTAATCTATGGGAAGAGGCAGACGGTATTGAAGTACAACACTCAGGAAGATGGGATTGGGAAGAATTACGAAAAGATGTTATGACCTATGGTATGCGTAATTCGTTGCTTCTTGCTCCTATGCCAACAGCATCTACCTCGCAGATTATGGGATCCAATGAAGCATTTGAACCATTCACGAGCAACATCTACCAGCGCCGTACGCTTTCGGGAGAATTTACAATTATCAACAAGTATCTTATTAACGATCTAATCGGTTTGGGTCTATGGAGCAGTGACCTAAAGGACGAACTATTAGCAAACGGCGGCAGTGTCCAAAACATTGAGAATATCCCAGATGATATTAAAGTACTCTACAAAACGGTTTGGGAGATTAGTCAAAAAGTACTGATTAACCAATCGGCAGATCGCGGTGTATATGTATGTCAATCGCAGTCGCTCAACTTGTTTGTAGAAGAACCGGATATGACAAAACTGACCAATATCCATTTCTACGCATGGAAGCGCGGTCTCAAAACGGGAATCTATTATCTGCGTACTCGTCCCAGGGTCAAGACAGCAGCATTCACCTTAAAAATAGAAAAAAGAGCTGGCAGTGATGTAAAACTAACCAAACAAGATGTAACGGAAGAAATGATCTTGGCTTGTAGCCGCGAGAATCCAGAGGCTTGTGAATTCTGTAGTTCTTAAAAAATGACATTCGTATAAAAAGAATTAGATCGTATAACTATAGTAAATGAATGGGATGTTTCGTAAGTAAAAATGTAGATGTTTCTACTATTAAAAAATGTGATGTTTCTACTCAAACACCTATTAACTTAAGTTTTGAAATGGTACATAATATAAGTAAAAGCTATTCCAGAGACTCTTCATCATTAGAACACGATGGACATATATCATATAGGGCATATAGAAGCTCTATCGAAAATAGAAACCGACTATTGTAAAGATTGTTTTATATAAAATAATTAATTAATTGATATTTTTATTATTTTAGAAATTCAGCTTTGCTAAGTAATATCCTACAATTATTCCTAAACTATTCATAACAATATCTTGCCAGCGTCCATACCACCATCCAGCTACACCATCTGTTGACAAATTGTAATTACATTTAGACAAATAGAATGGATGATCATAGAAATAACTTTCTAAAATTTCCCAACCTACACCCATCATAAAGATTAATAGCAAATGTGTTGGATAAAAATATGCTAAAATCATATAGAATAAAAAGTGTAAAATACCCCAACCATCTAAGAATTTATCCCACGGTGGCGGTACGAAAGATTGCGTAAATGGATCCTTAAATTCTGTATTCTTACAACGATATGTTCCGTATAATATAATGCTTAGCATACATAACAAACCTATTACAATAATTTGTATTGAAGGATATATCATTGCTCTTATAATGGCACAGATATAATAGTTTCTTGAGCGTATATTTTATCGCCCACTTTCACATTTGGTTTGAAATATTTTGCAGAAAATTCTATATCAACTCTCGAAGATAACTTTATCATTCCCATATAGTCTCCTTGTTTTACGGTTTGTCCAATACGCGATTTATTTACAATCCTACGCGCGATTTGTCCTGCAATCTGTGTAATTGTAATATCCCCATATTTTGTATCAAGTATAGTCTCCATACGTTCATTGTATTTTGATTTTTCTAAAAGATATGCTGGATAAAATTCACCCTTATGATATTTTATATCTTTAACAGTCCCATTGATGGGATAAAACTGTAAATGTTGGTTAAATATGTGTAAGAAAACAACAATTCTATATGTATTTGTAGATTTATTGAATATAATTTCCTTTACAGTTCCGTCGCTTGCTGCTAGTAAATTATCGGGTTTTTGTACAAATGATCTGTTTGGAATACGATAAAAATATAACAAAAACATAATAATTACAACATAGATAATGATGCTCCATATATTTCTAAAATAAATAGTAATTAATATTGCAGCTATTGAAATAGCTGCAAACATAAAGAAGCTTTCTTTAAAAAAGAGAGTCTGCATCCTATTTCTAAGAAAGAGGAAAAATATTCTTAGATATTTCTATTTCATTTTTAGAATGAACATGTATTTTGATAAGCCTTTTTGAGTTTATTTTCTAATGTTTTATTTATTTTTTCAATATATTCATCTTTAAAGAGATGAACATGATTTTTATATGGTTTTAATACATTTAATAAGATATCGAAAAATTTATCTTTTAGAGCATCCCTATTTACTTCTACAACTGATTGATACAAGCTTGCCATATGAACATGATATGCCATTTTTTGTTCATCTATCGTATTCGATTCTACATTTGTTATAACGAAATAATTCAACTCTGCTTTGATGTAGGATTGAACAAGTTCATGTTGTATTGTTTTAGAATCTATATAGGATTGGATATCAATAATAGGTTTATAGGAATAATGAGGACATTTAATCCATTTTGTTTTAATATCCCATACCATATCATTGTCATCTATAAATAAAATTCTTTCTTTTATAACTAAATCTTGATTCTTTTTATCTTTCAGTGCCGGATATTTATTAACAAGAGATTTTATCATTGTGTCATAGTGAACCATGACGGTCTTCATATCCTTACCTCTTTCATTTTGAATACAGTCATTTCGTGTAAAGATAGGTCTAGCAAACTGCATATCTAACTCTTTTTCTAACATAGGTATCATTTTATCAACATAATCTTTTGTTCCGTGGCTATATATAAAAAATTCAGCAGTAGGAAAGTTTTCTTTTATTTTATGGAAAAAATTCTTAGCATCTGGACGGATAAATTCTTTGATAGTTAGATCTTGATATTTTACTGCTTTTGGACAAGGAAGATCTTGTATTTTATTTGTTTTACAACAATTTCGTACAAAATCAATTAACGAATGTGCCCCTAATATCATATCACTTTCTCCAATAATGGTTTTATCCATATCCATAATAAAAAGAACTGGCAATTTTGATTTCATTCAACGTTTTATAATATCTTAATATATAACCAGATTAATTTATAAGTATATATTTATTTAACATTTCTTATACTATTTTATTTTTTGAAAGTGTATTAAGATTTTTGACCTTTTATATAATAAAGAAAAACATAGATTAAAAGTTAAAGTGTTATTTGAATTAATGGCGCCAAAGAAAAAACTTTCTAAAAAAGTTTCGTTTACCAGCGAAAATAATACAACCGAATTACCTCTGGAAAACAACGAATATCCAAATGGTATAGATAAAAAAGAGAAACCTGTTGAAATTGAAAAAACAGAAGAAGAAATCAATGAAGAATATACACATGTAGTGATTCAACTTCCTATATCCGCAGAACATGTAGAGAACATATTGCTTCACGATGATATGTGTAATCCATTTGAATATAATCCTAAATTATCTATACCTACAGCATATTCGCCTGTAAATTATTTTACTTCAAATAATGATGCATTTATGGGTAATGGCATAGATAATGCTGAAAAAAAGGGGCGACAACCAATTCAAAAAATACAGACCGATGCTTGTGTAGATACAAAGACAGATATTAAAAATGAAGTAAAATCGGATAAACATAAATCTCATGTATGCTTCTGGTGCTGTCATACCGTGGAACATAATCAATTTGGAATGCCAATTCGTTATGATCCAATACATAACAGTTTTACATTTTTTGGTATTTTCTGTTCTCTGGAATGTTCGTCTGCATATAACTTTAGTGTTCATATGGGCAGCGATAGAGCATGGGATGTTCAAAGTTGGATACAAATTATGGCACGAAACTACGGGATACAAGGTATAATAAGACCCGCGCCATCCAGATATACTCTTCAAATGTTTGATGGTCCTCTTACCATCGAAGAATTTCGTAAGGCTCATAAGGGCGTATCCAAGTCAATAATGGTAAATATTCCTCCTCTCGTAAATATGAAACCGCAGATTGAAACGATAAACACATCTTTCTTTACCACCGATAATTCAAAAGAACAAAATGAGACTGTTAAAAAAGCAACACTGCGTAGGAAAGCTTCTGCTACAGATAATGGAAAAACATTGGAAAGCAAAATGAATCTTTCTTATACATCCTTGGATACTTTAGATACATTAGGTTTATTAGGTACAATAAATTCACCAAATTTAATAGATACGAATGCTATATAGATAGATTCATTTTGTACTTAAAGAAAAAATTGATTATCCTGTGTGTGAAAGTATTCATAGAATATCAAAATGACGACAGAAATTGAGAATCTCATCAATAATATCAATAATATCAATATTAATGTTGATACTACAGAAAACCTTGTTCCTACACCATATCGTGTATCTACAATCACATGCAATGGTTCGCTTGGATCAAGTATTGATCTAAATATATTATATAAAAATGTCAAACTTTCAGATGCTTGTGATGTGGGAAACTTTGTATGGGTAGAATTTGGGACGCACAATAGTCGTGGTATATATCCAAAGAAGAGACGCCCAAATCTCACCGATCGCAAAAGCTTTGATAATCAAGTTACTATGATCTATAAGATCCGCGAGGGATATGCTCCAAATATCAAAGTGTTCCGTAATGGCAATATCCAGATGACGGGCATTCGTAGTCCAGATGACGGAAAAAATATGGTTGAACTCATATCAAACGAGGTAAAACGAATTGCTGTAGATGTAGATCCATTGATTACACGAATGGACGAAATCAAACCTTGCGATTTTAAGATAAGAATGATCAACAGCGACTTTTCATTTGATTTCCGTATTCGTCGTAAGGATCTTCATATGCTTCTTATCTCTAACAAATACAATACCATTAGTAGTTTCCAACCAGGAACATATCCGGGGGTAAAAATTCAGTATTTCTGGAACGAAAAAAGTACAACGAAAAATGGTCATTGTGAGTGTAGAAATCAATGCCATGGCAGGGGCGAGAATGTTGCCATACCATTGATTGAACCTCTACAGCCGTTGGATAAACAATGTAAAAAGGTCACCGTTTCTGTATTTGAAAGTGGAAAGATTCTTATCACTGGGGCAACATCCTATGAACAGATTGACGAAGCTTATGC